CCCGACGTGTCCCCGGCTTACGCCGGGTCGTCTGCCCTCTCCCCGGAGGGGAGAGGGCGAAAAGCGCCGACACCGCGCGGGTGTCCTATTGTGGAGATGTCAGGATTAGAAACGGCGGACCGACGCGGGAGTAAATCCCGCGTCGTCGGACAGGTCGCGCTCCGCGCGCCTGCCGGCCGGTCTCAGCCGTCTCGCAAATAGCGCTGCTATTTGCGTGCGGACAGCAAGTCCGGCTTCGCCTTACTTGCTTCTTTCGACCTGCTCGAAATCCAGTTCCACCGGCGTCGCACGCCCGAAGATCGACACCGAGACCTTGACCTTCGACTTGTCGAAGTCGAGCTCCTCGACCACGCCGTTGAACGACGCGAACGGGCCGTCGAGCACCTTGACCGAATCGCCGATCTCGTAATCGACCTTGACCTGCTGGCGCGGGGCGGAGGCAGCGGCCTCTTCCTTGCTGTTGAGCATGCGCGCGGCTTCGGCGTCGCTGATCGCCTGGGGCTTGCCGTTCGGGCCGAGGAAGCCGGTTACCTTGGGCGTGTTCTTGACCAGGTGATAGACGTCGTCGTTCATTGCGAGCTTGGCCAGCACATAGCCGGGCATAAATTTGCGCTCGACCTGGATCTTCTTGCCGCGGCGCGCCTCGGTGATCGTCTCGGTCGGGACCTCGATCTGTTCGACCAGTTGCTCGAGGCCCATGCGGTTCGCTTCCGACAGGATCGCGTCGCGAACCTTGCCCTCGAAGCCCGAATAAGCGTGGATGATGTACCAGCGTGCCATGGGAAACCTTATTTCGCGAGGCTCAGCAGGAACTCGACGCCCATGTCGAATACCTTGTCGATGGCGAAGAAGAACACCGCCAGGATGATCGTCATGATCATCACCATCACCCCGGTCATGACCGTCTCGCGACGCGTCGGCCACACGACCTTGCGCGTTTCGGCCTGGACCTGCCGGATGAATTCCATGGGGGACGTTTTCGCCACGTGCCTGAACCTAATAATCGTTGCCGAGTTTGGGGACATAGGACCGCCGCCCGGTCCCTCAAGGGGCACGGACGACAATCAATCCCGATTTCGGATTGAGGTGGAAATAGCGCCGCGCCGGACGGAAGGCAAGCGTTCGCGCTAGACCGGGAATCGGCGCGTTGCCGCGACCAACCGTTCGTCGCGATTAACCATTTTCCGAGGGATCGCGAGCGTTCCCGCCTGCGTTCGCCGCCCAACATATCAGATCAGGGAGGGCCCATGGAACTCGATCACGCCACTATCCGCATCCTCGCCGCGATCGAACGCGAGCGGGATTATCCGGCGGAAGAGGAAGAGTGGCAGGGGAGCTCCCCAATGGATCGACATGATTATCCCCCTCATTTTACGCCTCTTTCGACTGATTGAATGTGCGATGCCCCCGCCACCGGTGCCCCCGGCGCGGGGTGGGTTTCAGGCCTTCCCAGGCGGGTTGAGCCGGGACTGAAGCCAATCGTCGACGGCGCCCTGCCACCATCCGACGGCCCGCTTGCTCAAGCGGTGCTGGGCGGGAAACTCGCCCTCCCGGATCATGCGGTAGATTGTCCGCCGCGACAGGGCGGTGGTGGCGATCACGTCATCGATGCGCAGGAAGCGGTCGCGATCGCTCGGGCGGCCCTGGGCCCGTTCGCCGGCCGCGCTCACAGGTACCGCCCCGTGCCGGGTTCGGGGGCTAGCCGGATGCCCTGAGCATCGCGGCTCGAAGGGTCTAGCAGGCGCTGTAGCTTCGCATCGGCGAAGCGTTCGACCTCGGCCAGGTCGAGGATCCCGCACAAGGCCGAGTAGCGGAACGCCGCCAGCACATCGCCTGCCTCAATGGGGAGCAGTTCGCGGGCGCAAGATCCATGATAAGGCGGCCCTGGCGGGCCGCTCGCGTCAAGACCGAACCTCATAGCCTTGCCGACTATGACTCCGCATTCGCTCGTTTCTTCGCCGACAAGTGCAAGCGCGTAGTGAATGTCCTCGCGCATCAACTCTCTCCCATCAGTTCGGGCGCGGCCGACAGCCGCTTCTTGGTTTCGACGACCAGGTCGGCCGCCTTCAGTTCGGTGAGGGCGCGCAGGAACGCGCCACCCTTCGGCGCCATGCCGAGCTCGGCGGCGATCGCGTCGCGGGTAAGGGCGCGGGGATGGACGGCGCCGAGCAGCTGCAGAGCCCGCGAGGCCGCCCGCGAGCTCGCGCGGTCGCTCCACCATTTGACCAGGCCGGGGCCCGGCGCCGGCATGTCGGGAATCTCGGCGCCAGCCGCCTCAATGCCGGCCGCGGTGGCGTACCATCGGCCGTCGCGCAGCTCGATCAGGCCGGCATCGCTATGGCGCTTGCGCCGCCGTAACCAGGCGCCGCCCTTACGAGCATAGCCGGCCCGCGCTGCCCAGGCCGCCTCGGTCATTCCGGCCGGCGCTATCGCAGCTAGAACACTGAGCGCCCGATATTCGCGGCTGCCTTCGGAACGCTCTTCGCCGTCGTGCGCTGTGGCGCCGAGCGGGGGCACCCCAATCCCCCCTTGTGGGGCCGGCCGCTCGGGCGCGTCATCGCCGCGCGGCCTGGCAGGGGCTGCCGGCGATGGCGCGCTCTCAGCCGATTCTGCATCCGCCGGATGCATATTTGCATTGCTGGAATGCATATTCAGGTCGCGATCGAGCCGTCGACGCGCGGCCTGAAGGTCATTGATGGCCGCGTCGATCGCGGCGCCCAGCGTGCTCAGGCGGCGTACCGCATGCGCCTTTTCTTTGCCCAGCTCCTCGGCTGTCGCGGTCAGCAGGGCATTAGCGGCCTCGAGATCCGCAATGCGATGGTCCCGACGCACGATTGCTTCAGGATCAAGTTCGGCGATCACCCGCGCAAATTCGCGATCGTTGTCCGATCCAGAATTCTGGCTTTCTGGCTTTCTGGTCTTCGAGCCCTGATCGGTTGCTGCCGGCGCTGCCAATGCTCGCCGGATCGCGGACACGTCGAGCTGGGCAAAGGTCCGCGGCGGTACCAGGATCTCGCCAGGCGCGGGCGTCCGTGAGCTGTCGAACGTGGTCAGCGCGGGCGTGAAGCCGCGATCGAGGACCTTCAGCCGCGGTGAGTAGACCCAGCGCTCCCCGATCTCGAGCTCGGCCAGTGACGACATGACCGCTTTCCGCGTCTCGGCCGAAGCGTGCCCCTTCAGGTAGTTGTCGATCGCCTTCTGATCGGCCGGGAGCATCAGCTGGTGCGCGATGATCGTCTGCGCCGGACTGATGACCGCGTTGGCGATCTCCGCGGTACGTTGAGTGATATAGGTCGGGACGAATCCGCGCACGCGGCCGCGCTTCGCCATCCAGACCATGTTCTCGCGCAGCTGGAATGCGATCTCGTCGGCCGGCTGCTGCTGGGCGAACTCGTCGGCCTCGTCGACGACCAGGTGGAAGTTGCCGCGCACGCCGCGGCGCAGCTCGGCGATGAAGTCATGCACGAAGCGGCGCCAATCTCGGCTGTTGTCGATCGCCTCCAGGTCGACAATCGCCGAGGTCGGCTTTCCAGTGTCTGTGCCGAGGATGATGCGCGCGATCGCCGCGCCCTGGTCTGGCCGGATCTCGACGTCGCCGTGCATGCCCCCGAAAATCGGCAGCGTGAAGCCGGGACCGTCGCCCGCGGCGTTCGACCGCATGCCCCACCAGACGCCCGTCGGATCGACGATCGCGACGTGCCGGCGTTGCTCGAGCAGCTGCGCAACCTCGTCTTTGGCGGTCACGGTCTTGCCTGAGCCGGGCTGGCCCAGGATCAGCTTCGCGGTGTCTAGGATCGCGCTCATGACGGCCACGGCCATTTGGCCAGGCATGAGTGGCAGATGTCGCCGCGGACCTGGTCGGGCCCGATAGGATCACCACAGCGCGGGCACAGCCGACGACCGGGTCGCATGCCGAACTGGATGCCCAAAACGACCGCGAACGTCATAACAGCGCTACCAAGCAAAATGACGGCGATGAGGGCGACCGTAGCCAGCGCTTCTTTCATAGCGCTGCCTCGATCGCCTGGAGATCCGCAATGTGCCGGCGCAGCTGTTCCCGCGTGAGCACCGCGGCCACAGCTTCTTCTTCGAACCCAGACTCGGCCGAGGGGCCACCCCAAAGCGCAAGCATCACAGCGTCGAGCTGGATCAGCGGAGCCCAGACCAGGCGCCAGCCGGTGTGGAGGTAACTGCCGATCGGCTCCCCGTCGGCGATGCCCTTAAATTGGATCCACGCGTAGCCTTTGTCGTCGACGACTACGGGATGCTCGAGCATTGGCGGCGCCGACATTGCGCGCACTTCGGCGGCGAGCCGGCCGAGCTCTGTCAGGCGCGCGGGATCGAAGGGAATAGTGCCCGCGCCCGTCATGAGCGAGCTTTCCGTTCACGCGCGATGCGGTCGAGCGCCGCGCCCTTCTTGCTGAGCGCGCGCGATGCGATCTCCGTGACGGTCATATCGTAGATCACGCCGGGGTCACCGCCAGCTTGAGCGACCATGTTCCCGACGGTGGCGCCTGTCGTGCATACCGCGGTGCAGGCCAGGCCGAGCAGCATCGTGGCCAGGTCGGCCGGGGGCAGGACCTGGCTCGCAATGTTGATCTCGCGCTCGATGAAGCTTTCCCAGTTCTGCATAAGCTTCCGCTCGAGATCGCGGCGGATGACGTCGCTGGTCATTCCGCCGCCTCCACTTCGCGTGCGACGTCGACGTCGGCCGACGTGCCCGGCCTGAAGCGCAGCAGCGGGTGGACCCATGTCGACGCGGCCTCGCGCATCGATGCGCGCAGCGAGGCGCTGGCGCCGAGAACGACCGCGAGGACCTCGCGCGTGACCTCGCGCGGCTTCAGGCGCGACCAGGGGCCGAACGCGGCCGCCTCGACGAACGGTTCGGCGATCGCCAGCCGCTGCTCGACCGGCAGTCGATCGAGCAGCTTCTCGGTCGGCGTCCAGTACTCGCGGACATCGCCGTCGCTCTGGATGCCGCAGAGGAACGCCAATTCGTCGTGCGTGGCAACGGCATAGTCGTCGTTGTTAAGCGAGCGATCGAGCGTCAGGCCGGCGACGATCGCCGCGGCGAGATCCTTGGTCTCTTGCGGCTCGCCTACGAACGCCAGGAAAGCCCGCACCGTGTTGTCGTCTGACAGGACCGGCCGGGCGCTCAGCGTCGCCAGCGCGTCGCCCCACACCTTGCTTGCTGGCATCGAGGCGATGAACTCGCGCGCCGTCTCGGGGCCCGTCATCAGCGCCGGCGTGATGGCACCTATCTCTGATGGCACCTGGCCAGGCATGATCAGCCTACGCAGCTGGGCGAACACGATCCAGTCGACCGCGATCGCGCGGCTGCCGTGGCGCGCTTCGTTGACCAGCGCGGCGCGCAGGATGGCGCGCCGTACCGATCGCAGGATCTCGATCGAGTCCTGACTGATCGCGTCGGCCGACGTCGCCGGCGGCTCGGCCGAGTGCCCCGCGGCCAGCTGTTGCGCCGCTGGCGGCTCGGGCCGGAGCGACTTCGGCCGCGCGACCGGACGCTCGTTGCCGTATTTCGCGGCGCGGCTCTCCCACCACCAGGTAACCTCGACGTCGCCGGCCTGGCCGATCTCGATATGCGCGACGACCTTGCCCTCGGGCAGCACGATCGAACCGACCGGCCCATCCTTAGGCAGCACCGCCAGGTGCACGTCGTTCGTGTCGAAGTCGGTTTGCGGCGGCCTGGCCACGAACCGGAGATCCTCGCGGCCGGCGCGTGCGCGCAGATCCTCCTTCAGCGCCTGGACCTTTTCGTCGAACAGCTGTCGCAGCATCTGCGGATGTAAGATCTTGCGCCGGCGCTCATCGTCGCTGGAGAACAGATCCAGCTGCAGCTTGCCGCCCGCGTCCAGGTACCTCTGCTCGCCGACATAGGCGAGCTCGCGCTCGGTGACCGGGTCGTTGAAGTTCATCCAGGCGCGGATGTCTGACGGCCGCTTGTGGGTGTCCGGCAAGTGACGCAGCGCCTCGAACGCCGCGGCCTGCAGCGTGTGGTCTTCGGTGGCGCCATAGGCCTTGGCCTGGTCGAGGGTGAGGGCGCCGTTGGCGAAGGCCTCGAACACCGGTTTGGCCAACTGGCCGATGCGCAGCCAGCGCAGGATCTCGATCGGCTCGCGCCCCAGGCCCTCGGCAATCGCGTCGGTGCTTTCGCCCAGGGCATGGGCGGACGCGATGCCGGCATAGGTTTCGAAGTCGCGCAGATTGTAGCGGACGTCGTTCTCGACGATCGAGCGGATGACCAGCTGGCCGCTCGGGATATCCTCGAAAATGCTGACGCGGATCTCGTAATCGTCGGGCAGCCGGCCGGCCTCGATCATCTTGGAGATCGCGCGGTACCGGCCGCCACCCGCGAAGATGCCGAACAGCTTCTTGTTGCCCTTCATTGGGTGGACCTGGAGCGGGTGATGCAGGCCCTCGGCGACGATCGACTCGCCGATCGTCGTCAACTTTTCGTCGGTGTGCAGCTTCTTGCGAACGTTGAAGGGTGACAGGCGAAGCTGGTCTACGCGTAGCGTCGTGCTATGCATGGGGTCTCTCCGAAGGATGGTCGGATGCGGGGAAGGGGACGGCGGCGCCGTCCCCGGAACCGGTCGCGTGACCGGCGGCGAAACCGAGGTCCAACGCCTCGGCTAGGGCCCGCTCGAGGCAAGAGCCCCCATTCGAATATTTGCGGACCAGGACGCGCAGGGTTGCGCCTTTCCATTCCGGGCAGGGGCCGGCGATCATCATTGGCGCGCCGCCTTCCACTGCTCGAACTCAGCAGCGTGCGTGGGGCACAGATCCTTGTCCGGCGCCGGCGACGTCGCGCAGCTCGAGCAGATCCGCGCATCGCAGGTGCCGCTCTTGCGACCCGGGACCTTCCAATCGCATTCCAGCGTCGCGCGCCTGCCGCATTTGCAGCGCCGGGTCGGCGTGCAGACGATCGCGGCGGTACCGCCGAGGTTGACGTGGTGGCACGTCATGACGCGAGCCCGTAAAAGGCGATGTCGTAGGATTGGCCGGTGATCGCCCAATTGGTCGGCGGGTCGGCCGGGAGGCGGCGCGCGGTGACGCGATCGCGGTGCCGATCGCGCTCCCATATGACATACACTTGGCGGCCTCGGGCCTCGTCCGGGAGATAGCCCGGATTCGCCGTGACCGTGATGGTGGCGCCGTCTTCGTCGACGTATGTCTCGGCGCCGACGGGCATCAGTTGAGCATCCCGATCGCGGCCGTCGGCTTCGGGCACGCGAACGCCGGGCCCGAGGCGGTCGTGACCTTGCGCCAGCCAATCGTCTGCAGGATTTTCGCCAAGGCTGGCCCGCCAGGCATTGGCAAGTCGAAGTGGTGCGGCAGCAGGCGGCGCAGGTCGGCGATCGTGACAACCGCTGTGCCTTGGGTCGCTTCGAAGATCGCGGCGCGCAGCGCGGTGTTATAGACGTGGCGAGGGACGACCGCTGAAGGATGGGGCTCGGCGCTCATAGGTTGGCGAGCTCCGGCGGAAGCGCCTCGAGTGCTTCGTATCTTGCGAGCGTCAGGATGCGACCGCGCACGCTGTTTTCGCGCCGGCCGATGCGCCGCGCGATCTCGGCATATTTCGCGTTCGCCTTGCGCATCGCCAGGAGTTGACGGTCCTCGGCGGGCGTGAATGGCTTCACCTCGCCCGATGCGCGGCGACAGGGCCGCGCCGCATATAGACCGGGCAAGCTGATGCCGGGCCGAAAGGCGCCCAGGCGTAGGCACTGCCAGTCGATCGAGCCGCCGGAAACCTTGATCCCCTGACGGGCGAAATGGCGCACGATCTGGCGGACGGTCTTTCCGGCTTCGCGCAGCTCGCACATTTCGTCGAGCTGCGCGTCCGTCAGGATACGCGGGCCGCTCATGCGCCAAAACCCCGCTTTTCCGCGGCCCTCAGCCAGTTCCGCAGCGCGTTATCGAGACCCGACGTCGACGAGGCGGCGAAGCCACCAATGCGCACATTGCTCCCGTCCCAACGCTCCCTGACCTTGGCGCCTGTAACGTTGGCTATGCGCTGTCCCATCTTTTCGATGAGGGACCGCCTTGCCTTAAACCAGGCGCTGGTTTGGTCGCATGCACCGCAGTCGTGATCGAGCTTTTCGAGCTCGGCACGGACGAGCGACACGATCGCCGATGGGGTCATTGACGGCGTCACCGGAAAATGACCCCAATGCCAGGTGCGCCGGTCAGGGCGGCGTAGATCTCGATCGCCGTGATCGCGACGCCGAAGCCTGCCAGCGCGGCCGAAGCGACGAAGTTGGCCGGCGACAGGCGCATACCGGGCCCGGCCGGCGTGCAGCTGCGACAGCGGCAGCCAACCGGGTGATAGGGCATGCCGCCCCTGGGATGATCGTGCATCAACGGCGTTCCTCCTTGCGAAGCAGCCAGACGAGGGCAGTCATGGTGATTCCCATCGCGACGAGGCTGCAGAGCAGCGCGAGGGTCGGCAGGCGTACGGCAACTGCGGCGAAGCCGGCGCCGATCAGCGCGGCGGCGATCGCCATCGCGCGAAGATAGCTGCGGGCGGTCACGCGGCCGCCTCGAGCGCCGGCGCCGTGTCCTTGCCGACGCACGCGGTGCAAAGGTGCGGAGCGGCCCAGGCGCAAGGCCGGCCGCCATCGTCGCACGGATCTTCCCAACTGCAGCCGCAATAGCGGCAGATCGCCGGCGGCGCCTCGCCCGACCCCTGGGCGATGCGCTCAAGCTTGATCACGACATCGAGATCGAACGGAAACAGGCGCTTCAGCGCGACGAGCAACGAGACGTCGGCCGGCTGGGCGTCCGCCTCAATAAGCTCGATCCACTGCGCGCGGCCGCGCTCCTCGAGGCGATAGGGCGTCGTGATGAACTGCTCGGCGATATCGGCCGGCGTCAGGCCGGCGGCGATGCGTCGCATCTTCAGATAGGCGCCGGGTAGGAGCGGTGCGGTCACGTCGAAGTCCTCGGGCAGCAGAAATCCGCCCCCGGCGGTCAGGGAATTGCCGCCGGGCCGGTTGTTCGGTTGGTTCACTGGTGGAACGCGCCGCCTCAGGGCGGCTTCTGCGCCTCCTCGGTCAACGAGAGGGTCAGCACGCCGATCGCCTCGCTGACTTTCAGCTGCAGATCGGTGAGCTCCTTGAGCGCCTTGCGCCTGGCGTGACGTTCGCCGCCGCCGGGCTGAGTCACGTCGAACATGGCGGCGAACGCTTCGCCGCCCTCACGGACCATTTCCTTGCCGACCTGGCCTAGGGCGGCCGCGTCGGCGAACTGCGTGGTGCAGCGTGCCTTGAGCAGCCGTCCGGCGGTTTCCCACAAGGGCGCCCCGATGCCGCCGACTGCGATGTACGCCTGGTCGAGCGCGAGCATGTCCGGAACGGTGAGGGTCTGCGTCGGCTTGTCGGGGTCGGAAACGGCGCGGAGATAATGATGCTGGCGCCCAGTTGCGGCGCAGGCCTCATCCATGCCAAGCTTGCCGAGGACGCGAAGCAGCGCATCCTCCATGGTGCCGGGATCGCGCTCCTTGGTCACGAGCGCGCTCCCATCAAACATTCGCCGCCGGCGGCCGTCTGGGTCATGGGGGAACCGCCGGCGGCGCCCCGCGTCCGAGCGACGCGTGAGCTGATCTCGAAAATGGGCGCCGATCGATAAAGACGACCGGCGCCCAGGCTCCTAGGGAACCGCGCATCGAACATGGGCGCGACGGTGCCCAGGCCACGGCCGGTTTGCCGACGGCCGAAGCGGGGGAAGGGGGATGAGCCCGAGACGGGCGCGCCATACCAGGACAGACGGCGCGCCCGGCCGCCTAAGGGTCCCGTGCCGTTGCGCGAGCGCGGGTCCGGGCAGGCGGCAGCCCGGGCTGAGAGGGTTGACCGCGCCATCATGGCAGCGGATCCATTGGGGCCATGCCTGCGCCGCGGTGATTGTCCGCGCGAGCGGCCAACGGCGTGTTGTCCGATTCGCCGCTATCGTCCCGCGGATAGAGATCGGGACGCAGGTCGTGTCGCGAAATGCCCGTGCCGCGTTCCGCGGCGAGGACGTAATCGCCATCCAAGGGCCGATTGGCCGCCAGCATTTTCGACACGGCGCTCTGAGTGACGCCAATGATTCCAGCGAACGCGAGCTGAGAACCGGCGACCTTTACGGCGCGGCGCAGCGAGTCGATCGAATCATCCAAAGTCGTGCCGGTCATCATTACGCGCGGAATATTCCCGACGGAATGAGCCGAGTCAATCCGAAAGTACGATGGCGGAATATGCCTAGTGGAATATCCTACTCGTTATGATCATTAGCGCCCGCGTCAGAGCGCGCATTGCGGCGCTAAATATTACCCAGTCTGAGCTGGCGCGCCGCGTCGGTGTTACCCAAGGCGCAATCGCGAAGCTCGCGAATAACGATCCAAACGGCTCGTCTTACCTTCATAAATTGGCGCGCGAATTGGGCACGACGGCCGAATATCTAACCGGCGAGACCGAGGATCCACAGGAGGGCTCACCGCCTGTGCCCCAGCTCAGCGCAGACCAGCGCGAGCTTCTCGAGCTGTATAACGCCATGGACGACGCGAGCCGACGATCGCTCATGCACGTGGCCCGATCGATGGGCGGCGAGCCGCTCAGGGCGTCCGAATCGGCTTTCGCCTAAAATCTTGCCGGCCTGCGCCGGCACGCCGATCTGCGACGGCGATTAACGGCAGCTATTGTGTCCAATTTGGATACGATTGGCAGTGTAACTCCTTGCTCTATCATCGCATATTCCCGCCGCCCGCGCGGTGGTGTCGGGCGAGAACGCTTTGGGGGCTGTGCCGGTCGCTTACGTTTTCGACATTTCGAGCTGCCGGCTGGCGATGGAGTTGAACCAGGAAGAGGATGCCCTGATCGACTTTTATCGAGCAATGAGCCCAGCCGACCGGGCTGCGCTGCTCCATGTCGCGCGTAGTATGGCCGACCGTGCCGATATCGCCGCAAAGAATGAGCCCAAGGGCTTCAGCCGTAGGCCCCGCAAGAAATAGCCGCGATAGCGATCGCGATCATTCCGCCGGTTATGGCGATGTTGGAACTTTCCCCGTATGTTCCCCTTGGGGTTGGGGTTTATCCGCCATGGCAACTGCGCTGCGTTTGTCGCCGACGTCTTCGAACCTGAAGCGGCTGACACTGGAATTCATTAAACGATACTGGGCCGAATTCGGATCGTCGCCGAGTTACGGTGAGATCGCGGCCGAGTTGGGCACCAATCGAGAGCGGGTGCGTGTCATCGTGCAGCAGTTGGGACGCGCCGGCGAAGTCGTGCTCACCGGCGGGGCCAGGGGCATCCTGCTTCCCGATCTCGCCGATCGCTTCAGTGAGAGCGATGCGCTACGCCGTCTTCGCGAGCTTGGCTGGTCACACGAGCTCGGCCGCCTGTTTCCGCCGCAGCGAATTCTGACAAATTCGACCATGCCGATGTTGGCCGAACTCAATCATATTCCCGACGTCGAGATCGGGGACAATCACAATGGACATAGGCGGCGCGCCGGCCAGCGGCGATCACGGGGCTAATCCGTCAAGAGGGTTCGACGCCGCAGCGCGGCAGCGGCACGAGGCACAACGGTTCAAGCACCTGGTGCTCGGCCAGCCGCGGCCGAAGTCGCAGACTTCGCGCCGGCGCAAGGGCGTCAAAGCTAACCGTGTCGTTCTCGAGCCGGGCATTGAAGAGCAGGTTGCCCTTCGCGAGGACAATCCTGGCGCCGGCACGCCGCAGACGCTCGCCAAATTTAGCGACGGCTCGATGCAGCGGCTGCTGCTTAACGGCGACATCACGCCAGAACAAAAGGCATGTGCCGAATCGATTGCCGACACGGCCGAGCGTATCGTGCGGGGCATCGGTGTCAGGACTTGCAGCTACGAAGTCCGGGTCGATCGCGCCCAGGATGGGGATGCCGCGTTGCGCGAGCAGCTCGGCGCGGTGCGACGCGAGCGAGCCTATTCTGAATGGCGGGCCCAGCTGATCAAGGTGATCTTGCCGCTACACGAGCTGATCGTCGAGGACATGAAGCTGACCGACGTGGCGCGGCGATACCGCATGGATAACCGCCGCCTGAAAAAGCTGCTGATCGAAGCCCTGGATCTATGGCCCAAGATCATCGGGCGCGTCTGCAAGGAGATCGACTTGGCCACGCTGGTGGCCGCCCAGGCCGGCATCCTGAGTTGACCTGGAAACAATTGCGCCTCCGTGGCGTGGCGAAACTGGGAAGAATCGCTTCCTGACAAAATAGACCATCGAATTTGCCCACTAAACGGGCCAAATCGACCCCGCGACAAGTGCGTCCGAAGCCCGCCAGCCCATCCCCGAGGGCGGCGGGCTTTGTCGTTTCTGGAGCTCCCTTCATGGCCCAGCCCTCCATCAGCATTGCCGACGAGCTCGAGCGCGCCAGCGCCGATCTCGACCGGCTGATCGCCGACGCACGGCTGGGCCGCCCGGGCAACCAACTCCGCCATCACGACCTAGAGGAACGCGCGCAGCGCATCGCCTCCGCGCTTGTCGCCCCCTTTCGCGGCCGGAACGCCCGGCCGGTCAATCCGCCGCTCGAGATCAAGACGTTCCCGAACGGCCGTCAACGGGCGGGCTGGTGATGGCCGCAGCGATCGACATGAGGGCGCTGCGCGCCTCCGCCTTCGAAGGCGAGGGCCCAACGGCGGTCGTCGATCGTACCTGGCTCCAAAGCGTATACCGCGCGCTCTGCGGCGAAGACTATGTCGACACCAGCCTGCCGCCCGAAACCAATCGGCAACTCGCCCGCCTTTCAGCGATCGACCCGTCGATCGAGCAACGGAGGCCCTGATGGCCCGTTTGAAGTCGGCCGCGCAGCGCGCGCCGCAAACCAAGGAGCAGGCGATCGCCGTGCTCGAGGGCTACGCGCGCGATAGCGCTCAGATCGCCCTGATCGAGGCCGCCAGAGCAGACGCAATCGCCCAAATCGACGCAAAAGCCGACGCCGAGCTGGTGCCACTGGTCGCGTCCCTGAAGGATGCGGCAAAGCAGCTGAAGCCATGGTGGGAGGCCAATTACGAAGAGCTGACCGGCGGAAAGCGCAAGTCGCTTGACCTGGGCGGCTGCACGATCGGCTATCGCCTTCCGCCCGAGAGCGTCAAGTTCGCCAACGGCAAGGATGCCGACGCCGTCGTCGCACTGAAGGCGCACGGCTTCGGTGAGCGCCTAGTGCGCGTCACCTATGCGCCCGACAAACCCGGGATCCTGAAGCTGCTCAAGAGCACGCCCGAACCGGCCTCCGAAGGCCTCGCGCCTGACGCAGAGGCAGTGACGATCCTCACCGATATCACCACGCTGAAGGATCTGGGCTTTTCAATCACGCAGAACGAACAATTCTTCGTCGACGCGGCCGAGGATGGCACTGCCGCCGGCGAACTCAAGCAGGTGCTGCCGGCCGAATGACCGACGCGGCGGCCGACTTCAGTCAGTTACGGCGCGGCCTGGTCGCCTCGGCTAAAGCTGCAGGCTTCGAGCTATGCGTCGCCGGCAGCGTCTCCAAGCCTTGGGCGTCATCGTTGTTCGTCGGGTCGCGCCATCAGGCAGTAATCGGGGCGGACAGCTCGCCGGTTTTCGACGCATGGCTGGCGGGGATGTCTGAATTCGATCCGCCGATGTCGGGACAGTTCCTCGCGAGCGCCGACGTCGTCGAGCATGCGAGCGACCAGCGCGGCCGCGAGATCGTCACCATCGATTTTCTGACGGTCGCCGAATAGCCGGCGGCCAAAATCCGGGGAGACCACTATGATCACCAAAATTCTGCTGGCCTTCGTGGCCCGCAGCGCTGATTCGATCGTCGCGTTCGTCCAGCATCTGGACCAGAAGCTCGAGACCTTCCTGGCTCAGCACGACGAGGACGTCCTCGCGCTCGAGGCGGACATCGTCACGATCCGCGAGCATGACGAAGTCGATATCGCGGAGATCCGCGCCGAGATCGCCGATCGTCAGGGCAAGGCCGCGATCGTCGCCGCGCTGAAGTCTTCGCTGCCACGGACCGAGGCGGCGAGCCAGGCTCTTGAACCCGTTCTGCCCACCGCGCCGGCGCCGGTCGACGATCAGGCCGCCGCGCAATGACCACGACCATCACCGTCGAGACGCACGATTGGCCGGTCAAGGTCACCACGAGCGATGACGTGACCGGCACTCACACCAGCGGCGGCGTCGAACAAACGTGGCGCTCGAGCACGATGACAGTCGAGGAAGTGCCGGCTAACAGCTCGCGCAGCTTCTACATCACCAGCACTCGGTCGCTGCGTTTCGAAGAACTCCCGGCCGAAGCGCCGGCGCCAGCGCTGCCGGCCGACGATCCGGCGCCCTAGGCGTTCGCCTCGGCTCGCGGCGCGACGCGCTGGATCTTCTCGCGATACGTCGCGCGCAGATCCTGTTCGCGCTCCAGATCCCATTTCAGCTGCCACTCGATCAACAGGTCGGCGACCTGGTCGTTGAGCAGCGCGCCCAGCTTATAGGCGAGATCGCGGCTGACGGCGCTCTTGCCGTCCAGAACATTGATCAGTCCGCGCCGCTCGATGCCCATGCTTTCAGCGGCGCCCTTCACGGTCAGGCCGTATTCGGGCAGCAGCGTCTCGCGAATGAACGCGCCGGGATGGCCGGTCATCGGCCGCTTGGTCACCGTCATGTCGGCGGCGTTTTCGAACTTGTGCTGGCTCGTCATCGGTGTTCATTCCTCCACGCTAGCACTGTGTAGCATTCATACACATATTGCAAGCAGAAAGTGTACGGGCGCTACACACAGCAAAAGGGCGGGATCGGTCCCGCCCTTCGCTTCGTCAGTGCCGCTTGGCTCAGTGATAATCCTCATAGTCGAGCAGGTGGACCTCCTGTTCGTCGAGATCGACGTGGAAGGTCAGGCGGAAGTTTGCCGTGACCGTCAGCGACCACTTGCCCGGTTGACCAGGGATCAGCTCATGCGCCTTCCACGACGGGACGGCGAGCAGCTGGAGCGGGTGGGTCATCACGTCGATCGCGCCGATCATCGCCGAGATCTTGCGGACCTCCAGCTGCGACAGGCCCTTCACCGAGGTGCGGGTCGGATCGTCGACCAGCTTCTTGATGCGGCGGTCACGGACGGAAGTAATCTGCATTCGCTTTCTCCTCTTGATGTGTAGACACACTACACACAGCGGAGATGGTGCGCAAGCAGAAAGTGTACTCGCACTACACATTTAGGGGCGCGCGTTGCTCGTTGGTCTATCGATCCAGGGCAACATCGCGTCGGTGAAGCGCGGGCTGTCGAACTTCCAGGCGCGGCAGGTGCCGTTCGCGACGTCGCTCGCGCTTAACGAGCTGGCCAAGGGCGTTGCCGCTGTCGAGCGCGGGTTGATCGATGAGACGTTCGACAGCCCGACGCCGTTCACCGAGAATGCCTACCGGATCGAGGTCGCGACCAGGTCGCGCCCGATCGCGATCGTGAGGTCGAAGGATATCCAGTCCGGATACCTGATGCCCTATGTCGTGGGCGGCCCGCGATCGCTGGGCACAAAGCGCGGCATGCTCGTTCCGCGCGCCGTCGGCGTGAACAAGTATCACAACCTGACGCGCGGCAAACTCGCCTCGCTCAAGGCCAAGCCGAACGTTTTCATCGGCCCGGTAACGTTCAAGAACGGCCGCACCGTCAACGGCGTGTGGCAGCGCAGCAACCACGGCCCTGGCGAGCGCCGGCGCCAAGCTGGCTACGGCACAAAGGGCCGAAGCGTCGACAAGATCGGCGGCGCCCGCACGACGCTGAAGCTGCTCATTCAATTCGAGGACACGACGCCGGCGCCCAAGCGGCTGCCGTTCGAAGCGCGTGCCCGCCAGTACCTCGATCGCAACGCACGTGCCGTTTTCGAGGCGGCCCTGCAGCGCGCGATCGCCACCTCGAGGAGATGACGATGCACATGACCTTGCGCCGCCTGCAGCCGCTGATCTTCGCCGCTACCGCACCTCGCGCCACGCAGGCCGACGTCGCCCGCGCGATCAACGCGATCGAGCGGCGCGCTAAGGAGCGCGGCCCGTCCAAGCTGCGCCGGCGCACCGTCCGCAAGGTCGAGCTCGGCCAGAACGGCGCCTTCTAGTCGTGGGCGCGAACCTGCCCGATCGGCCGGCGATAACGACCGGCGCCGAGGTGCGCGCCGGCCTGTTGCTGGTGGTGTCACGCGCCGATATTGCCAGCGGCCCCGACGGCTTGCCGCGATCGCTGATCGTGCGCGAAGTGCTATCGCCCTTCCGGCCGATCCGCAGCAAGCCGAGCGAACCCGTTCCGGTCAGCATGGATCGGCGCCTGGCCATGATCTACGAGCAGATCGTCGAAGAGCAGGCCTGGTCGATCAACCGCTCGCTCGACTTCATCGACGAGCACGGCTGGCTCGCCTTCGACATGGCGACCGGCCGGGTCACCGCCTGATGGTCCCTAGGTTCGAACAAATGGTCGACGGCCGCTTGTCGAACCCATTCTTTGACGGCGCGCGTGATCGAGAGCTCGAGCGCATGTTGCTCACGTTTGCCAACGACATGCCCGTGACGCTGTTCGCCGGCAACGTACGGGACGCGATCAACGACGCCCGCGCCGCTCCGCCGCCAGCACCGCGTAGCTTACGCAGTGCGATCGCGCTGCTCGTGCTGGCGTGCGCCTGGCGCGTCATGCACCCGCTAAGGAAGGTCGATCAATGATCCCCTGGTTGATTGTCAACGTTATCGACGCGATCACGTCGCGCCTCGGCTACGACATGAGTGTCGAATGGCGCTCCGATCGCCGTTGGACGGTCGAACATTTCTGGCTTCACCGCCGCCCCCCGGGCACGCCACGCCCCGCCAAGCTCGGCCCGTACCGTGGCGGCCAGCTCGTCGCGGCCGACAGCCTCGGGACGATCGTCATTGGCAACGACGTCGCGACCGATCGCATCGAGTTCGACGTCGCCGACTGGCATCGCGCCGATGTCGGCCCCTGGACTGCCCTCAAATAGAAATGGGTCCTTCCGGGCCCCTTTTTGCACGTGGGTAATTGCGCGCCCCGATACAGCGCCAGCGACGAATCGAAAAAGTTGGTTGCCGGTTGCGGTTGCCGGTTGCGGGGTAGGGGAGGGCGCCGATGACGCTCCTCTCGCTGGGCGCGTACGGAAAAGCACACGGCGCCTCGAGACAGGCGGCGACGAAGTGGCGCGATCGCGGCGTGCTCGTCCTCGATGGCGACAAGGTCGACGTCGCGAAGTCCGACGCACGAATGCGCGACGCAGGGCTCGGCCGTTTCAAGGATGAGGCCGCCAACGCGCAACCAGCGTCAGCAACCGGTACCCGAAGGCCGCAACCCGCGCGGGCTTCAGGTACCCGCAACCCCGCTCCGGTTGCGGGCAATGCTGAAGAGCACACGTACCGCGCGGCGGTGACCTTGGTCGCCACTAGTCGCAAGGCATCGACTAGCTGGCTGCAGCGCCAGCTGCGGATCGGCTACAACGAGGCCGCTCGGCTGATCGAGCGGATGGAAGCCGATGACCTGGTCAGCGCGCCTGACCATGTCGGTCGGCGAGAAGTCCTCATGGGCGATGATGCCGAAGACATGGCGGCGGCCGTCGACGAGGTGGTCGGCGAGCTCGAGGCAGCGGCCGCTGACGGCGAGATCGACCCCGAGCTCTATTCAGGCTTCGTCGAAGATCTGCTCAATGGCCGATTCCGCAGCAAGGCGGATGCGGCCGCGATCAAGGAAAACGGCCTCGCGCTGAAGCACCTTCTCGCGGCGCAAAAGGCCGCGGGGCTGCTGGTCGAGCTCGAGCTCGCCGAGCGAGTGCTGTTCGACGATCGCCGCGCCGCCCGCGATGCCTGGGATGCCTGGGCGGGCCGATTTGCGCCGCTGATCGCCGCTGACCTCGGCATCGATGACGGCGGGAGGGTGGCGGAGGTTCTGAAAACCTATGTCCACCAGCAGCTTGAGGAGCTCGGCGAGCCCGACGTCTCCTTTACTGGAGCTGACGAAGACCGACAGGCTTAGGCGCGCCGCGCGCCGCGGCTGGACGCCTCCCCCGCGCATAAGCGTTCCCGAGTGGGCTGACCGCTTCCGTGTCCTGGCTAAGGAGGCGGGGAGCACGTCGGGCAGATATCGGACGTCGCGCGTCGAGATCGCGCGCGGGCCGATGTTAGCCGTCACCGAGCCGGGCGTGCGCAAGATCTCGGCGATGGTGGCCACGCAGCTGCTCAAGTCGACGCTGCTCGAGAACATCATCGGCTTCCGGGCCCATCTCGATCCCGGACCTATGCTGTGCGTCCAGCCGAAGGATGACGCGGCCGACCAATTTTCGAAGGAGCGCATCGCGCCCTTCGTCAAAGCTACGCCGGTGTTGCGCGCGCTGATCGGCACGTCGAAGACGCGCGATTCCGGCGACACGATCGATTACAAGGCCTTTCCCGGTGGCTTCCTGGGCATCGTCGGCGCCGGCAGCCCGGACAACCTGGCGCGCCGGCCGATCCGCGACCTTCTGCTCGACGAGGTCGACAAATACGCGCCGCTTAAGGAAGGCGACCCAACCAAGATCGCCGAGGAGCGGCAGGGCACGTTCGACAATTCGTTGAACGTCGCGGTCTGTTCCCCGACGATTACGGGCGAGAGCAAGATCCACGCCCGCTTCATCCAGGGCGATCAGCGCCGAGCATCCGTCGCCTGCCCCGACTGTGGTCACCGCCAGTTCCTCGAGTTCTTCGATCACGTCCATTGGAGCAAAGGGAAGAACGACAAGACGCACCGGCCAGAGACCGCCCGGGTTTATTGCGATGGTTGCGGCGTCGGCTGGACCGAGGGGCAGCGACTGCGTGCCCTGGCGACAATCCGGTGGCATCAGACGCGCCCGTTCGAATGCTGCGACGAACTGCAGAAGCCGCTCGAATCGTACGCCGGGGCTGCCAACCTCGGCAACGACGCGGTCGAGGTCGTTTGGGATTGGTGGGCCGGTCCGCGCCATGCCGTTTATCGGGCGCGTTGCCGACATTGCGGCGAATGGCCCGTCAACAATGAGCACGCCAGCTTTCACGCCGGCAAGCTCTACAGCCCTTGGCCGAACGACGCCCCGCCGAAGATCGCGGGAAAGTGGCTCGAGGCGACGGACGAAGACGGGAAGCTGGTGTTTTATAACACGCAGCTCGCACTCCCCTATCGCAAGAACGTCGGCAAGGAGCTCGACGGCGATACCCTGCTCGCCAGGCGCGAGGTCTGGCCGGCCGAGGTGCCCGACGGCGTCGCTCTGCTGACTGCCGGCATCGACGTCCAGGACTATCGCATCGAGATCGAGGTCGTGGGCTGGGGTCGCGACGAAGAAAGCTGGTCGATCGCCTATGAGGTCATCGACGGCGAGATCGTCGACAAGCCGATCCAGGATCAGCTCGACAAATTCCTGCAGCGCGTTTGGACCAGGGCGGACGGCCGGCCCTTCACCATCACCGCGGCCTGCATCGATTCCGGCGGACACCACACGAACGCCGTCTACGACTTCTCGAAGGCTCGGCTCGGGCGCTTCATCTGGGCGATCAAGGGCGAAAGCGCGCGCGACGGCCTGCGCAACCCCGTCTGGCCGATCAAGCGTCCGCGATCGCGGTCGAAGCAAACGTTCCGCCCGGTCATCCTGGGCGTCAACGCCGCGAAGGACACGATCCGGACCTATCTGGGCAAAGACAAGCCTGGCACCGGGTACATGCACTTCTCGGTCGATCGCGACGTCAATTATTTCCAGCAGCTCACGGCCGAGCGGATCGTCGTCAAGGAACGTGGCGGGCAAAAGTACCGGGTTTGGGAGCTGATCGCCGGGCGCGCCAACGAAGCGCTCGACTGCCGGGTGTACGCCTACGCAGCGCTCCACGGCCTCATGCACATGAGCATGAAGCTCAACAAGCGCGCCGACGACGTCGGCGCCGCGGTGACCCCGGATCCTGACGCCGAACCCGCGCTTGAGGACGCGTCGGACGAGACGGCGTCGGCCAACGTGCCGGCGACGATTGTCGAACAGCCCGCGGTGAAGATCACCGTGGGCGATCCTGAAGCACCCCCGAAGAAAGTCTCGCTGGGCTCGATGCTCGCGAGAGGAGGCAAATCATGACCGATTGCGCTGCCTCCGGCATCTTCGCCGGATTGTCTCGAGACCAGCTCTCGGCCGCGCTGACATCGGCCCAGCTCGCGCTGCTCGATCTGCAGATGGGCAAAATGAATGTCCAGCTGTCCTACACCCAAGGCGACGGCGCGAAGTCCGTGACCAGGCGCGTCGCCACTGTGGCGGAATGCACCGCGCTCATCATGCAGCTGCAGCAGGCGCTCGGCCTGCGCGGCCCGCGCCGCGCCCGGAGGCTCATTTACCTTGCCCGGTGAAGTGACGATCCTCGACGCGCGGGGCCAGCCGATGCAGCGCGCGCCGGCGCGGCCGCGCCCTGGCGCGCTCAGCTCCGGCTTCAGCAATGTGCCCTGGGACGCGGCCGACCGCTACGGCTCGCACATGGCCGACTGGCAGCCGTACCTCTGGTCGGCCGACGGCGAGCTCAACCCCTATCGCGACACGATCACCGCGCGAATCCGCGACCTCACCCGCAACGACGGCTGGGCGTCAGGCACAGTCACGCGGATCCTCGACAATGCAGTCGGCGCGAATTTCCGTCCGATCGCTAAGCCCGATTACCGCGCGCTCGCCACGCACACAGGGATCAAGGGTTTCGACTCCACCTGGGCCTACGAATATTCGAAGGCGCTGGACGCCAGCTACCGCACCTTCTCCAACGGCCGCGGCCGCTGGTGCGATGTCCAGCGCGCTATGACGGCCGGCCAGCAATACCGCGTCGCTTTCCGGCATAAGCTGGTCGACGGCGACGCGATCGCCAACATGCAATACCGGCTCGATCGCGTCGGCCGCGGCCGCGCGCGCTATGCGACTTGCATCCAGCTGATCGATCCGGATCGCCTGTCGAATCCGCAGATGCGCTTCGACACGCACGAGCTGCGTGGCGGCGTCGAGGTCGACGGCGACGGCGCCGCGATCGCCTATCATATCCGCCGCGCCCATCAAGGCGATTGGTGGTCGGCCGGCGACAGCGTTCGGTGGGATCGGATCGAGCGCGAGACGGAAGATGGTCGACCGCTGATCGTCCACGACTTCGACCACGATCGCGCCGGCCAGCACCGCGGCGGCAGCGGTATCCTGGCGCCGGTCGTGCAGCGGTTGAAGATGCTCTACCGCTACGACGTTGCCGAGCTGGACGCGTCGATCCTCAATGCGGTCTTCGGCGCCTGGCTCGAAAGCCCGTTCGATCCCGAATTTGCCGAATCGGTGTTCGACGCCGGCGAGAAGATCGGCGGCTATCAGACCGCACGGATGGATTTCCACGGTGAGAAGCCGATCAGGATCCCCGGCGCCGGCGGCGCGATGCCGACCCTGTTCCCGGGCGAGCGGGTCAACCAGCTCAACGCTGCGCGACCGTCGGGCAACTTCATTGCTTTCGAGAAAGCGGCCCTGCGCAACATAGCGTCGGCGGCCGGCCTTTCCGCGCAGCAGGTCTCCAACGACTGGTCGGACGTCAACTATTCGAGCGCGCGCGGCGCGATGCTCGAATTCTGGAAGACGATGACCAGGCGCCGCGACGACTTCGCAATCGGTTTTTGCCAGCCGATCTTCACCTGTTTCGTCGAAGAGGCCCACGAGGTCGACGACCTGCCGATGCCGGCCGGTGCGCCCGACTTCCTCGAGTTCCCCGACGCGTATTCGCGCTCCAAATGGATCGGGCCCGGCCGTGGCTGGATCGATCCCGTGAACGAAGTGAAGGGCGCGATCCTGGGCATGGACAGTGCCCTGATGGACTATGACGAGCTCTGTGCCGAGCAGGGCGTCGACGGCGACGACATGATCCTCGCCCGCAAGCATACCATCAAGCGCTTCGAAGACGCCGGCGTGCCGTTGCCGAGCTGGGCGACGATCGCCCCCGGCGATTCCGCGAGCAAGACCATCACCGATCCGGAAGCGACCTGATGCAGCAATTCGCGCACCTCGCCACGCGCCTCTTCAACACGCCGATCGCCATCCACCCCCGCAAGGCGGAGATTGCGATGGGTGCGCTCGCCGAGCGCCTGGGCATCGCCAGTATGGAGCGCCTCGGTGGCGGCGTCATTACGCCGGTGGCCTGGGATGATGACGACGATGCGTCGTTCGCATCGCCACGTCGCACGCGTAGCGATGCCGGCTACGATGTCTTGAATGGCGTCGCGGTCGTGCCGGTCAGCGGGACGCTGGTGCATAAGCTGGGATCGCTGCGCCCCTATTCCGGCATGACCGGCTACGACGGCATTCGTCAGGCCTGGCTGACCGCCCAGGCAGACCCCGAAGTCAGGGCCATTGCTGAAGTATATGATTCCGGCGGCGGTGAGGTCGCCGGCTGCGCGGATCTATTCGAAACCAAGCTCGAGCTGCGCGGGAACAAGCCCTGTTGGGCGATCTTGAGCGAAAGCGCCTATTCGGCGGCCTATTGGCTCGCATCTGCGGCCGACCGCATCATCGTGCCGCGGACGGGCGGGACCGGCTCAATCGGCATCATTTGCATGCACGTCGATATGTCGGACGCGCTCACCAAATCCGGGCTGAAGGTGCGCTTCATCACCTCGAACGGCGCCGACCGGAAAACGGACGGGCATTCCGAGATCCCGCTTTCCGACGAGGCTCTCGCCGCCATCCAGGCCGAGATCGATACGATGGGCGAGATTTTCTACGATTCGGTGGCCCGCGCTCGCGGCCTCACCGCAGACAAGGTGCGCGGCTTCCAGGCCGGCACATTCATGGGCGCCGCCGGCGTCACGGCCGGCCTCGCCGATGCCGTGATGGCGCCCGACGCGGCCTTTGCCGCGCTGCAGGCGACAATCCAGTAATTTGACGGAGACACCCATGTCGAAGACCACCAAGGCGGCGGGCACGTCCCCGTTCGCCCATCTGCTCGCGGGCGCCGCGGCTCTCGCTCGCGGCGGCCGCCTCGGCTCGCGCGCCGACCGGGACGAGACGACCGATCCGGACGCCCA